CCGTCCGGTTCACCTTGATCGCGTCGGTCCATCCCAAGTAAGGAAATCGTCCTCATGGCAATCAACAACTCGGGCCTCGCGGATGCTGCGGACTATGTCCTCGGCCGAGGCGTGGTGCAGATCGCGAAGCTGGACGTGGCGGGCAATCCCGGCCCGTTTCGCGACCTCGGCAACGCGCCGTCGTTTTCGCTGACGGGCGCGTCGCAGACCGTCGAGCACCAGTCGAGCCGTCACGGCACGGCGTTCATCGACAAGAAGGTCATCACGAGCCAGTCCCTCTCGTGCGCCTTCGAGATCGACGAAGTCCAGAACTTCAACAACCTCGCCGACTGGCTGGTCGGTGAGGCGTCGCGCACGGAGAACGGCTACAAGAACGGCAACAGCGCGGCGATTGCGGTCGCGGCGGACGCGGCGGGTTCGATCGCTCCCTGGCTCGGCCGCTCGTTCCTGCTCTTCGGCGATGCCGATTCGTCGGTGACGCCGGGCGACGGTCCGCGCGCCTACAACGTCGCGACGGGCGACCTCGTCCTCGTGACCACGGAGACGATCCCGGTCACGCTGGTCGATGGCGAAGACTACGTCCTCGATGTCGAGAACGGCTCGGTCTTCGTGATCTCGACGAGCGCGAAGCTGGCGACGGCGGCACTGGCGAACAAGGGCTTCACCTACCAGTTGTCGGCGTCGAGCGGCGATGCGAACGTGGACCGCGTGCGCGCGTTCGTGGCGACGGGCCTCGACGTGGCGGTGCGGTTCGTGCTGGAGAACGCGGCGGACGACGCCAACCAGTCGGAGATCCTGCTCCCCAACGTCAACCTCGCCTCGGATGGCGACATGGCGCTGATCGGCAAGGACTTCGCGGCGATCAAGTTCTCGGGCACGCTGTCGCCCGGCAAGGTCGGCAGCAAGTTCGCGGGCGAGTACGCCCTGATCGTGGACGGTGGCACCTCGGGCAGCTAACCCAGGTCGGAACGATTTGCTTGAGGGGCCGGCAGGCCGATTCCTGCCGGCCCCTTGTTGTTCTTGTTGTCCAGGCTATACGGTACTAATGACGAATCTGCTTCCCACGAGGATCCTCGCATGGCCCTGTCCCCGGAAACGATCGGCCGCCTCGGCTTCCTGGCGCCCCGCTCCATCGAGCGCGAGATCGGCAACGTGAAGTGGCGGTTCTACGCCGTGCGCGTGCCGATGGTTGCCGAACTCCTGACGCTCTCCGGCCCAGTCGCCACGTCGCTCACCACGCTCTTCGGCGGCGGCAAGGAACTGCGCCCGCTGAAGTCGAAGCAGCAGGACATCATCACGCGCGACGGCGACCGGCAGACGGTCGTGGACAGCGAGCAGGCCGCCGCGTCGCTGGAGGCGATGAAGTACCGCGACGACGCGCAGCGCACGGCCGTCACCACGCTCGTGGACACGCTGGTCGGTCCCAAGAGCCAGAACATCCTGGCCCGCTTCGTCATGGACTCGCTGCGCGGCGACTTCCCCGCCACGCCGACGCAGAAGGACATCGACGACTTCTGGAACCAACTCGACCTCGATGTGATCTTCCAGTTCGTCGCCGGTGCGCTGGAGGCCAACGCACAAGTGATCCGCCCTTTTCTCGCGAAGGCCGGATTGAACTTGCAAAGCGAAGCACTGTCCGTGCTCCGCGCAAAGGTCGCCCCGGTGCTGAACCTCCCGCCGCGCCCGCCAGCCGTTCCCGAAAGCGCGACGACGCTGCCGACCTCCGACGAGCCGTCATCTTCCTCCTGAGCGCGCTCAGTGGCGCCGTGACGCTCGACCAGATCGTCGAGATGGACTTCCTGACCTTCGACGACCTGCTCAAGACGACGCTGTCGGTGGACGCTTCCCGCCGCCTCGACCTGCTCACCCTCATCAACTACGGGGCGCAGGGCGGCGGCGAGGAGATGGAGAAGCTGCGGAAGTCGATGACCAAGCTGGCCGACCCGAACTTCGACGACACGGTCAACCCCAACGCGGGGATGCGCGGCCTCAAGGGCCTCCTGGCCTCCGGGAAACTCGGCAAGGGTAGCAAACCCAAGCGGCCCGGGCTATAAGGAAGAGGGGAGGGACGCATGGCCTACAAGAACCGGAAGTCAGCAGCGGCTCTAGCGACTCAGAAGCGGTGCATGCACCGCTACTTCCTGAAGCGCAAGTACGGGATGTCTAGCGAGCAGTTCCAACGGGTGCTGGAAGCGCAGGCTCACCGCTGCGCGATCTGCCGAAGTCCTTTCGAGGGAACGCTTCGCCCCTGCGTGGATCACGACCACGCGACCGGCGAAGTGCGATGGCTGCTCTGCGGCGGCTGCAATCTCGGAATCGGCAACTTTCGTGAGGATCCCGTTCGACTCCGGGCCGCTGCTGCGATGCTCGAAGCGCGAAAGTAGATCATGGCAGAACTCGGCGGCATCAACTTCCCGATCCGTACTGAATACGACGGCTCGGGAGTCCAGAACTTCATCGCCGACTTGGCTTTCGCCCGGTCTGCCTTCCGTCAGTTCCGCGACGACCTTGCGTCCGGCACCGGCCCCGGCCGAGACTTCGCCGCCGTCGAGCGCACGATCGCCGACAACGCGACGCGCACCAAGCTGGCCCTGACGGCCCAGGTCGCCGCGCTGAAGGCCGTGACGGCCGCTGCGAATCAGGCTGCCGCTGCCCAGAAGGCGGTCGCCGCGCCGGTCGCTGCCGGTGCCACCGCGCCGGCCGCCGCGCTCGCCGCCAACACCAAGGCCGCCGCCGGCAACCTTCGCGAAGCCACCGTCCAGGCCAGCCTCCTGAACTCGACGATCGTGCGGATGCTCGTCTTCCGGCAGATCGTTCAGTTCATCCGCGAGGGCGTCGGGCTCTTCAAGGAATTCGTCAAGACCGGCGTCGAGTACGACGCCACCATCGAGAAGACGCGGCTGTCGATCGCCGGCCTCCTCGACTCGATCGCGCTCATCAAGGACGCGCAGGGCAACACGCTGGAGGGCGCGCAGAAGTTCCAGGCGTCGCAGGCCGAAGCCGTCCGTCTCACGCGCGACCTGAACAGCGAGGCGCTCCGTACCGGCATCGCCGTCCAGGAACTCGGCAAGACGTTCGCCGTGGCGCTCGGCCCTGGACTCCAGGCCGGCCTGAGCCTCGACAACATCACGAAGCTGACTGGCGAGATCGCGATTGCCGCGAGCACCTTGAACGTCAGCGAGAACCGCATCGCGCACGAGTTGCGCGACCTGACGACCGGGCACATCCGCTCGGCGACGGACCGCATCGCCACGTCCCTCGGCATCACGAACGAGGACATCAAGCGCGCCAAGGAAGCGGGCAACCTGTTCGACTTCCTCCAGAAGAAGCTGCAAGGCTTCAACGCGGTCGCGAACGAGGCGCCGAAGACCTTCGACGGCTTGGTCGATCGTCTCCGCGTGACGAGCCAGATCATCTCCGGCCTCGCCGCGTCGAACCTCTTCAACGAACTGAAGTCGGCCGGTGCGGAACTGCTGAAGACGCTCCAGGGTCCGAACAACCCGCGCATCGTCAGCATCCTCCAGATCATCTTCGACTCACTCACGGCGCTCGTGCAGCAGGGCCGCGCCTTCATCGAGAGCCTCACCTTCGACGACTTGGAGAAGGGCGCGAAGGGCGTGGCTGCTGCGATCAACACGCTCGCCGACATCATCATCGGCGTCGGTTCGGCGCTGAAGGACGTGGTGGGCTTCGTCCTCGACATCACCTCCGGCTTCGGCGGCACGCACGAGAGCGTGCGCGAAGTGGTGAAGGATGTCACCGAGTTCTACCTCGCCCTCAAGATCGCGAGCCCCATCGCCTCGGCCCTCGGGCCGGCGTTCGGCGTCCTACTGGAGAAGCTGGTCAGTTCGAAGGCCGCGATGGAAGGACTCGTCGCGGTCGTGCGCACCTTCGGCTCGGTACTCGCCACGATCACCGGCCCGGTGCTGCTCATCGTCGGCGGCGTCGAAGGACTCGCGGCGCTCTTCGGCGGCGGCACGCTGTCGGTCAAGGAATTCGCCATCGCGGCCGAGTTCGGGTTCAAGCGGACCATCCTCCAGATCGACAACCTGATCGAGAAGTTCAAGGGCTACATCGCCATCACGAAGGCCGGCGAAGACTCCTCGTTCCTGAACATCCGCACGAACAACGCCCGCATCGAGCAGTTGAACCGTGAGGAGACGGCGGCGTTCGTCAAGCTGATCGACACCGGCGCGGTGCAGGGCAGCCAGGAAGCCACGCAGAAGATCATCGAGAAGGCGCAGGAGGCCAGCGGCGCCTACCTCAAGTCCCTCGGCGAGAACATCCGCCCCGGCGTCGCGGGCATCTTCGACAACATCACGCGCGGGATCCTGGACAGCCAGACCAAGCTGATTACGGCGCTCGGCGGCAACGCGAGCCGGCCGCTGCTCACGCCCGAGGCGACCTCGATCTCCGTCGAGAAGAACCAACTGACGGCGCAGCAGGAAGAGCAGATCGCCAAGCAGAAGGAGGAACTCACCGTCCTTCAGGCGCAGGCATCTGCGGTTCGCGAGATCACGGCAGCGAAGCGCATCGGCATCTCCGTCACGGATCAGCAGATCATCGCGACGCGCAACCAGTCGAAGGAACTCGAAGCGCAGATCGGCGTCCAGAAGGCGCAGAACGCGATCGAACTCCAGAAGTTGCAGGACAAGCTGGCGACCGACAACGTCGATCCGGCCGCGCAGCAGGAGGCGATCAACGCCCTCACGGACGAGCAGAACGGGAAGCTGGATCTCCAGCAGGCCAAGCTGGAGGGCATCAACGCCCTGCTCACCGAGGAAGAGAACCGCGCCGGCAAGAACGGCGTCGGTGCGGCGTTCGACCAGATGGCCGTGGACATCACGACCAAGATCCCGACCGCCATCGAAGCGGCCGTGACGCTGGCCGGGCAGGCCGTGACGCAGTTCGCCTCGTTCGTCAGCGACGCCATCATCGCGGCGTTCGACCCGAACAACAAGGAATCCCTGCTCGACCGCTTCAAGGCGTTCCTGTCCAGCATCTTGAAGCAGGTCATCCAGATGCTCGTTCAAATCGCCATCACGAAGGCGATCCTCGGCGACCCGGCCAGCAACGGCGGGAAGGCCGGCGGCCTCGTCGGGATCATCGCCGGCATCGCGGGCGCGGTCGCCAGTTCCGCGCAGGGCGGCGTCATCCGCTCGCCGCAGCACTACCAGCGCGGCGCCGGCAGCTATGCCGAGGGCGGTGGCGTGCGCCCGAACTGGGTCGATCGCCGCGACACCGTGGCGGCGTGGCTCCAGCCGGGCGAGTTCGTCCACTCGCTGCGTGCCGTGCGGAAGTACGGGCTCGCGGTCATGGACTCCCTCAACCGTGGCACGGCCAACCCGTCGGCGGTCCAGGCGGCTGTCGGCATCGGCTCGCTCGGTGCGACCGAGGCGGCCCCGCGCGGCGCGTCCCTGGCCGGCGGCGGCGTGGCGGCCGGCGTGGCCGGTGCGCAGGCCCACACGACCAACACGCCCATCCCTGCCTTCATCGTGGCCGACGATCACTCGGTCGATGCCCTGCTGCGCGGCGGCAAGGGCGCGGTGCTTCGCTTCATGCGTGAGAACGCAGATCACATCGACACGGCCATTCGCCGTGCCCGGCCGAGCCGGTAGGAGACAGTCTTGGCACTGAAGTGGATGGAAGGGTTCGAGGCCCCCGACGTTTCCTCGACGTACTACGGCCGCAAGTACGCCTCCTCGGCGACCGGCCCCGGCACGAACGCCGGCCGCGTCACCGGGAACGCGAGCGGCACGAACAACATGAACCTGCGGTCCGCATCGCTCGGGTCGCAGGTCAAGTGGACGGCGGGGTTCGGCTTCAAGGGCTCGAACTCCACGCCGGCCTCGTGCGACGTGTCGCTGCGCTTCTTCCTCTCGGCCACCGAGCAGATCCGGTTGCGCATCCACGCCACCGGCGCGGCGGTCGCCAGCATCGACATCATGCGCGGCGCCACGATCATCGCGACGCCGGTCACGAATCTCTCGATCAATGCGTGGCACTACATCGAGTTGCAGGTCCGCGTGGACACCGGCACGGCCGGCACGCTCGAACTGCGCGTGGACGAGGTCAGCGTCTACACGAACAGCGGGACGAACACCGCGAACGCCGGCTCGGCGAACGCGGACGTGTTCTCGTTCACGGGCGTGTCAGGCCAGACCAGCTTCCTCGACGACATCTACATCTGCGACGATCAGGTCGGTGACGGCCTCGGCAACGACACGTTCCGTGGCGACAGCCAGATCGTCGGCTTCAAGCCGAACGCCAACGGCTCGATCGACAACTGGACGCCGTCGTCGGGCGCCAACCACGCGACGCTGCTCGCGGACACGAGCGACTCCACCTATGTCGCCAGCAGCACGGTGAACCAGGAAGACCTCGTGAACTTCGAGGATCCCACGATCCCGAGCGGCACGATCTTCGGCATCCAGTTGACCTCCCTCGCGAACCTCGACGTGGCTGGCTCCCGCCAGTACGTCACCGAATACTACGACGGGTCGAGCCACGTCTTCCCGACCAGCCACGTCGTCGGTTCGACCACGATCGCCGGCTTCAACGACGTGGTGGAAGCCAACCCCGTGTCGGCCGTGAACTGGTCTTCGGCCGACCTCAATGCCGCGCAGTTCGGCGTGAAGTTGATGGTGTAATATGCGACTCTCAGAACTCGATCCTCGGTGGTGCTGCGATGCGGATATCGTTGTCGGTGGAGTGAACCGCCATCACGAAGGCCGTATCGGGATGGCGCTATCCTTCGAGTGCCCCCATTGTGTCGAGCGCAAGCGCGCAACTGGCGACAAGCGAGTTCAGCGAATCGCCGTCTGGTTCTCGAATCCGATGGATGGCCTGCCTCCGACCGATGATGCTACAACTCTGTGGCATCGCGACGGAATCGACTTCGAAACTCTGACGCTCTCACCTTCCATCGACGCATCGAAGGACGGCCATTGGCACGGCTTCATTCGAAACGGATCAGTCTGACATGTCACTTCGCTGGATGGAAGGGTTTGAACGCGACCAGGGTACGACCGACTTCGGTCGCAAGTACGCCGTGGCGCAGAACACCGGCTCATGGAACTTCATCACGGGGCCGAAGGTCGGGCAGGCCATGCAGGCCGGCAGCAACCTCGATGCGGAACTCCGCACCAAGGCGCTGGTCGGCGCGGTCCAGAACACCTGGGTCGTCGGCTGGCGCGTGCGCGGCGCGACCTCCTCGGGCACGATCGCGGCCGGCGACCGCGCTGGTGGCGTCACACTCTTCAGCGGCTCCAGCGATCAGATCGAGGTCCGCTACCACTCGCTCGGCGGTGGCGGTGTGACGTGGCGCGTCTACCGGGGCTCGACGCTCCTCGGCGAGTCCCCGTCCTTCTGGGACGTGGACTGGACCTATTGGGAGTTCAAGATCACGGCGCGTACGGCGACCAATGGTGCGGTGCAGATCCGCCGCGATGGCGCGGTCTTCTACACGCTCTCCGGCATCAACGCCGGGAACAGCGGCGGCGACGGCGCGGACCGCGTGCGCTTCCTCTTCCAGATGGGCAACAACGGCAGCTTCGACGACATCTACATCCTCGACACCTCGGGCGCGCTGAACAACGACTACCTCTCTGGTGACGTGGTTGTCTTCGGCTCCTCGCCGTCTGCGGACGGCAATCGGAATCAGTGGTCGCCGTCTCGCGCCGGCACGCACTTCGACCTCGTGAATGACGCGGCCGGCGCGCCGACCGACGCGACGAAGGTGAAGTCGCAGACGCCCGGCCAGGACGAACTGTACGACTACCAGAACCTCAACCTCGTCTCCAGCGGTCAGCCAATCTACGGCATGCAGTTGAGCACGACCGGCGGCATGGAGACTTCCGGCAACCGCACGCTCAAGCCCCTCGTCCGAGACACCGGCGGCTCCGAAGCCAACGGTCCCTCGTGGAACTGGAGCGACACCTCGCAACACAACGAGCCCACCATCTTCGAGCAGAACCCCGTGACGAGCGTGGCCTGGAGCAAGGCATCACTCGACGCGGCACAGTTCGGCCTCGACCTGTTCGCCTAGCCCGACATGGCCGCCATTCGGGTTGAGGCGCTCTACGGCGAAGCGATCTTCTCGTCGGGTCATCTGACCCGGATGACGAAGCAGAGTTTCGAGGCAGCGATCGACAACGCGGCGGTCAACACCTCCGCGCAGATCAAGCTGGAGGCGCTCTACGGAGAGGTCATCACTGCGACGCACTTCCCGCAACTCGTGCGGATGACGAAGCAGAGTTTCGAAGCCCTCATCAACAACAAGAGCAGCAACGCCCTCGCGACCCTGAAGGCCATCGCTCTCTACGCCGAAACGATCTTCGGTGCCTCTTCGCTGGTGCGGATGACGAAGCAGAGCCTTGAGGTTCTGGTCGATAACGGAGCAGCAAATCCCTTGGCAACCATCCGAGTCCCCGCCATCTACGGCGAAGTCCTCGCGCAGCGCGGCGCCGCACCGCCGATCCCGCTGACCGATCCGAGCGGGCTGGAGTTCTTCGTTCACAACTGGGCCACCACGGTCCAGATGACGACGACCTACCGCACCGATGTCGTGTCGGCGCAGGAGTCCCTGTCGGAAGATCGGCGCGCGCTGCACAGCCGCCCCGAGCGCACCATCACGATCAAGTGGCTCCAGAATGACCCCGAGTTCATCGAGCGGTTGACGGCCACGCTGCGCCGGATCCCGAACGAGCGCCTGTGCATCCCGCTCTACCAGGACCAGATGGAGGTCACGACGAGCAGCGCGGCCAGCGACACGATCCACGGCGACACGACCAAGAAGCGGCTCTTCGTCGGCCAGCGCGTCGCGATCTGCTACCTCGAATCTGACGGCTCGCGCGTCACCTCGACGGACCTGCGGCGGATCATCTACCTCACCGCCACGTCCATGCAGTTGGACTCGGCCACCAGCAACGCGATCGTCGCCGGCAGCCTGATCGTGTTCCCGACGATGGACACGGAGATCAACCTCGACTCCTCGGTCGCCTTCATCACGGAGACGGTCGGCGAAGTCGGACTCGAACTCACTGAGGTCATCGGCCCGAGCGCCCTGCCGCCGCTGTCGCGCACGCTGCCCGACGGCATGGTCACGTTCCTCGGCAAGCCCATCTGGAACTTCGAGCACGACTGGTCGCACACCTTCATCACGCGGTTCATCCGCGAGGGGCAGAAGACGACGCAGGGGCGCGGGCAGGTCATCAACACGCAGGGCGAGCGCCACCGGCTCGTCCAGGAGTACAAGATCGGCCCCTACGAGCGCGACGAGTTCTGGCCGTTCGTTCAGTTCTTCGACTGGACGCTCGGGCGCGCGAAGTCCTTCTGGGTCATCGACCAGGAGAACAACTGGGTGTGGGACACGTCGGCGGCCGGCTCCATCGACATCGAGGCCACCGGCAACTTCGACGAGTTCAACGTCGAGTTGGACTTCGTCGGTGTGGTCCTGAATGACGGAACCCACATCGTCCGACAGGTCGATGACGTGGAGGATCTCGGCAGCGTCTACCGGCTCACGCTCCACACCTCGGACCTGCCGATGGTCAACCCGAGCAACGTGCGTCGCGTGGCTCGCGCGCGCATCTGCCGCTTCAACACCGACGAACTCAAGGAAGTCTGGACGACCGACGGGATCGCCGACGCCGCGACCGACATCATCGAAACCCTCGAAGAGAAGGACGTGATCCTGTGAGCGACGCCATCAGCCAGTCCGCCAAAGAATCGTTCATCCTAGTCACGTTCACCTACGGCGACCCGGACGATCTCTCCTACGCCTACTACACCAACCGCTCCGAGAGCTACGGCATCTATGCTCCGATGCCCGCGATCGAGGTGGAACTGCCGCCCAACACTGGCGTCTTCGGCGACGACCTTTGCACGATCCGCATGGCGAGCGACGCCTTCTCCGACCGGCTGACCGACGGCATGCCGACCTCGCGCACGCAGGTCCAGGTCGAAGAGATCACGCTGTCGCTGGAGATCGGCGGCGCCGCGCTCCGCAAGCTGCTCTTCCGAGGGCAGGTCACGAGCACGATCCGCAACTACCAGGGCCGCGCCGGTTCACGCGCCATCAAGGCGAAGAGCAAGAAGGTCTTCCTCAACGTCAAGATGGGCCTCCAGATCGACCACCAGTGCCCCTTCATCTTCAACGGCCTCGGCTGCAACAGCGGCACGTTCGCCGGTGGCGCGCCGCTGCACTCGAACGCGGGCGGTGGCACCATCCTGTCGATCGAGGGCCACAAGATCACGATGACGGCACCGCTGACGGCCGCGATCAACAACCTCTACCGGAAGGGCTACGTCACTCTCGACGGCATCAACATCGACGTTCGAGACTTCGATGCGTCGATCGACGCGAGCGTGCTCTACCTCACGCGGCAGCCTCCGACGTACTGGGTCGGCAAGGTGATCCAGGTCTTCCCGGGCTGCGACAAGACGATCTCGAACTGCCGCGACCAAGTCAACGAGCCGAACTTCGGCGGCGTCGGCTACGGCATGCCGGCCTACAATCCGAACTTCGAGTCCGCGCCGTGATCCAGGCGCAACTCATCCCGCTGCGCTGGAAGGAATCTGGCATCGGCTTCGAGCCGCGTCTGGAGACGATCCTCCAGTCGTGGGCCGGCACTCCGTACATGGAGGGCCAGCAGATGAAGGGTGCCGGCGTGAACTGCGTCCGCTTCCTGACGGCGGTGTGGGACGAACTCATGCACCGCGAGGCGCTGGCCTACGATCGACTGCCGCGCGACGTGTCGCTCAACCAGCCGGAGATCGCGCGCTCATTCATGCACATGCTGCTGCGCAACTACCAGCCGATCGAAGACGTGACGGGCACCACGGCCTTCGCCGAGCCCGGCGATGCGCTCGTGGTCGCGGCGCCGCGCGCCGGCCCGGGCCATGCCATCATCGTCGGCGCACGTCGCAATACGACATGGCAGGCCGGCACGCACGGCGTCATGCAGACCGGCTGGACGCTCGCCGCCGGCCACCAGATCCTCACTCACCACTTCCGATTCGGGAACCGTGACTCATGGACATCGTAATCGAACTCCTGCTCGTGGTCGTTCTGTCCTACCTGAACGGCCGCCTCCAGCAGAAGAAGCTGGACAGCATCGCGAAGGACGACAAGCCGACGACGCTCTCAACGCGCGGCTCGTACTCCAACTGGTTCCTCGGCGAGCGGCGCCTCGGCCCCGTGTTCGCGTGGGCCGGCAATCGGCACATCCGCAAGGAAGACGTGCCGGGCGGCAAGGGGCCGGAACTCGGCGGCAAGGCGCTCCAGTCGGCGGTCTATTACGAGGATGCCGTCCACGTCATCAGCGTCGGCTACGCGGACGAGATCCGCAACATCCAGATGCACGGCACCTCGATGTTTGCCGGCCCGATCACGCGCGAGAACTGGCCGAGCGGCAGTGCCTTTGATCTCGGCAAGGAAGGCATCTTCTACATCTGGTGGGGCGAGGATGGCGGCTCGCTCACCGGCGACGTGCCCCCGGTCAACAGCTTTCTCGGCGACGTGAGCCGGCTCGACATCTCCAGCCGCTTCCCGCTGCACTGCATGATCGTCTGGATCAACAAGCGGCTCGGCCCGCAGGCTGTGTGGCCGTCGATCGACTACACGCTCTTCCGCAAGTGCCACTACAGCGACGCGCTGCTGCCGAGCACGGACTCCTACATCCCTTCGACCTACACGCTCGACGGCCCGACCTTCCCGGTCGTGGACCGCGTGAACGGCGTGGAGGGCGTGGGCTACTTCACGACCACGGCTGACATCGGCCTCGTGACGACGGAGCCGGGCATCCACTACAAGGCGTCAATCATCAAGGATGGCGACAAGCTGGAACTGGTCGGCAACTCGATGGCGGACCAGACGCTCGATGTGCTCTTCGCGCAGGTCACGGCGACGCCGCTGCATCCCCTGCTCGGCGAAGTCCAGACCCAGATTTTCCCGGTCGGTGGCGTGAGCGGCGCGAACACCAGCGGCACGCTCCAGCACTACACGCGCGCCCATGATGACGGGCTGAACCCGGCGCACTGCATCGCGGAACTCCTCTTCGCGCCCTGGCCGCTCGGGCTCGGGCTCGACACGGCCGACTGGAACGTGGCCGGCAGCGGCAACTCGCTCGATGCGCTCGGCGTGCTCTGCGCCTCCGAGGGTCTGAAGGCGAGCCTGCTCGCGAAGGACGGCCAGACGGCTGCCGAGGTCGCGGCCGGCGTGCTCCAGGACATCGGCTGCGTCTGCCCGGTGAACAACCTGACCGGCCTGATCGACTTCGTGGCCGTGCGCGACGAGAGCATGAACACGCTCGACACCATCAACTTCGACATGCAGGCCGGCACGTTCCCGGAGATCGAGACTCCGCAGGGCGAGTTGCCGATCAGCACCACGATCTTCAGCTTCTCGGACCGCGCGAACTTCTTCCGCGACATGACCGTCAGCATCGCGGCCGACGGGCAGGCCAACTACGTCGGGAACCAGCGCGCCGAGAACGTGCAGTTGCCATCCATCATCGACTTCGACGTGGCGGCCAAGGTCAGCGAGCGCCGGATGCAGGAGTTGATGGCCGGCGGCGCGTCCTACCACCTCACGACGAATCGCGGGACCCGCGACCTCATGCCGGGTCAGGTCGTCCACATCGAAGGCGTGGACGAACTGGTGCGCATCACGTCGGTCCTCATCAAGCCCGACTCGGGCGAGGTGGACCTCGGCGGCGTCGCCGACTTCATGGGCGCGCGCGCAACCGGCCTCGACGTGGCTGCACCGATCCCCTCGGGCCTGCCGGGCTCGCTCACTGCGGCCGACGCGCCGCTCCAGTTCGACCCGGTGCAGATCCCGTCGGCCTACCTCGCCGGCAACCCGACCACGCTCCTCGTGCCGCAGATCCGCGCCAGCAGTGCGGTCGCCAGCACGCTGGCCTATCTCTCGCCGGACAACTCGACGTTCTACGAGAAGAACTCTTCGCTGGACGCGCAGGCCGGCGGCACGACGACGGGTTCGCTGTCGAACGTGGCGACGACCGGGCCGAACTTCACGGCGCTCGGGCCGGACATCGGGACGGTGCTCGACCTGTCGAGCGACTCGGCCAGCTTCAACGCCGGCCGCCAGTTGCTTATGATCGTCAGCCTCGCCGGCATGGAGGTCTGCTACCTCGACTCGATCACGGCTCTCGGCGGTAGCAGCTACTCGCTGAACAACCTCGTGCGTGCGCAGTTCGGCACCACGGCGCTCACGCACGCGAGCGGCGCGCGGGTCTACATCTTCCAGCAGACGGAGCCTGCGGCGATCCAGGACGTGCTCCTGACGCCGGGCGCGACGGTCTACGTCAAGATGGTGCCGACGGGCCTCTCACTCGCCGACGTGACCTCGAAGTCCGTCGTGATTGTCTGACGGGGATTCCCATGCTACAATGTCCCACATGCGAAGGCCGGTTGTCGATCAAGCGGACCTACTCGGCCGGCACGGCTGGGCAGACCCAGGAGACGATCTGCCGGTCATGCGGAAACCGTTTCGCAGCGGTGACGATCGTCCTTCACCAGATCGACCAGTTCGGCCTCGGGGCCTTCGCGGCTGCCGCGCAGATGCGCCGAGGGGAACTGAAGCTGGCAGTGGACAAACCGAAGACCTGAAGTAGAATCCTGACTCGATGGACGCCTGCTCTAAATGTGGGCACGACCTGAGAGACGCCGCTGCTATGGACCGATCGGCATACAGCGAACGACTCAGCAATCGAGCGGTGCAACTCCTCTGGCGTCCACCATTTCTCTCTGAAAGGATCCCATGCCCTCGATCGAGAAGCTGACGCGCGGACAGTTGGAGAGCGCCCTGGTTCGTGCGCGTGAGCGTGCGGCGAAGGCCGAGCGGCTCCTGAAGGACGCGCCGGCTGACGTGGAACTGCTCCGCAAGGCGAACAAGAAGCTGCTGGCGCAGGAACGGAAGAACGAGGGTGTGGTCGCGCTCGCGCTCGACGCGGTGAAGAGCGCCGTCGCCGAGCAGGACTTCCGCATGAAGCTGCCGGACCCGATCAAATTCCTGCCGGCAGCGGAAGAGTGCAAGGCGGTCCTGCACATCACCGACACGCAGATCGGCAAGAACTCCCCGAGCTACAACACCGAGATCGCGCGGGGACGCATCCTGGACGTGTGCCGCAAGACGGTGTCCTGTCTCCAGAACCACAACCGCGCGCGCGGGATCCAGGAACTCCACCTGAAGCTGGGCGGCGACATGATCGAGAACGAGATCATCTTCCCGCACCAGGGCCACGAGATCGACAGCAGCGCGCTCGTGCAGTCGATGGTCAGCGTCCCGACGATCTTCCGCGACGCGATCATGTACATGCGCTCCTACTTCAAGCGCATCCACGTTGACTGCGTGGCCGGCAACCACGGCCGCCCCGGCGCCTTCAACAGCAGCAACCATCCCGAGACGAACCTGGACACGATGTCCTACATGATGATGCGGGAGATGGTGGACCGTTCCATCGCCGAGAACCCGATGCGCGGGCACAACGTCGATATCCACATCGCGCGCGGCTGGAAAATCATCGACAACCACCTCTTCGAGCACTACCCGCTGCTCGTCCACGGCGACAAGGGGATCAAGGGCGGCTACGGCGGCTTCCCCTACTACGGCGTGGCGCGCGCCGTGTCGAAGTGGTCCGTCTCGATCCCGGAACCCTGGAAGGTGCTCTTCTTCGGCCACTTCCACGGCTGGCAGTCCGGCGAGGCGTTCGGCCGCAACTGGTACTGCGGTGGCACGCTGGAGTCCGGCAACGAGTACGCTCGCATGAACTTCGACGCGAGCGGACGGCCGAAGCAGCGCCTCCTGCTCTACACCAAGAAGCAGATGATCTGCGAACTCCCGATCTACACCAACTACAAGTTCAAGGGCCAGGGGTTCTCCAACCCCGAAGAGGAGTTGATCTGATGCACCCCGTCCGAATCGTGATGGTCAGCCGTCTCCCGAAGCGCACCTCGAAGGCGGCCCGCCGCCGCGTCACGGTGCTGATGGCGCGGTTCGAGCAGCGGCTCGCGAAGCTGCTCAAGCGCATCCCCGGCTCCGGCAAGGAAGCCGGCGTGCAGATCCTCTTCTCCACGTCGCGGAAGCCCGGGACATGCGCGGCGTTCGTGAACGACCCGAACCTGAAGCTGCCGGGCGCGCGCTGATGCTCCTCGACGACGCGGACCGCAACTCCGACAAGACCTCGGCGCGGCTGATCTGCCTCGTCCACGGCAAGGTCCGCTACTGCCGTGAGCACCGGCGCGCGGAGTTCCCGCCCGACGCGGCGCGGCGGTGGTTCAAGAAGAACTGCCGAACGACGCTGAACGACTGCGAACTGGTCTACCGCGCCGGCTTCATGCCGATGGGACGGGGGATCTCGTGACGCCCGAGGCCGAGCGGGCGCTCCGCGCGCGTGTGCGACGGCTGGTCGAACTGTTGCGCAAGTGGAGCGAAGACCTGCGACGGCTCGAACGCGAGATCGCGGAGATGAGGAAGCGAGAGTCCGAAGGCGACTGGTGGAAGAACCAATGAGCGACACCCCGACACCCGATCCGTTCCTCACGCCCGAGCGCCTGCCGCGACTGACGGCGCAGGGCTTCCTCCAGATCCGCACCGTCCCGCAGGGCGGCGCCGCGCTCGTGCTGCACAAGCTGACGCCGCCGGACGGCAAGGAAGACGTGTTCGCCTTCCTGCTGCGCCTCTCGCGGCCGGAGTGGGCCGGCTGGACGACCGAGGCGATCTACGATGGCGTCGAGGCCCTGATCTACGAGGGGATCGCCCAGCGGCGTGCCACGCTCGGAATCAGCGATGGGTAACGTCGAGGCGTGCCGGAAGTGGCGAGAGGCGAACCGGGAATCCGCCCGCGCCTCCTGTCGTCGTTGGGTTGCTCGGAATCCAGACAAGCATCGCAATTACTACATGCTCTGGAAGTTCGGCATCACGATCGAACAGAAGCGCGCGATGATCGTCGGCCAGGGTGGTCGGTGTGCGGCCTGCGGCCAGGACATTCTACGCCTGCCAACGCGAGAACAGCATCTCGACCACGATCACCGCAAGAAGAAGGGCGACCCCGGCTTCATCCGAGGTGTGGTCTGCAAAGGCTGCAACACGGCCATCGGCTTCGCGAAAGAGGATCCAGACCGGCTAGTGCGTATAGCGCACTACCTTCGGAGGCACTCCGATTTTTGATTGGTTGGACGAGTGGGAAGAGGGCGACGACGGCGACGAGTTCGAGCCGGACGTGTGCGACATCGAGATGGGCTGGGAGCCCTTCTCCGACAGCTAACGCTGGAAGAGTCCCGTGCCCCCCAGGGTGCCGCCGAACTGCGGGCGCGCCCCGGAAGACTCCCCGACCTTGGTGACGCGCCCCTGGCCCATCACGTCGCTGTAGAACGCCATGATGAGGGCATCCCCCCGGTCCGGGGAGCCCATGCCGGTCCGCTGGGCGAACGCCTGCTTGTTCTCCAGGCGCAGACGCCCCCGGGCGTCCAGGTCGTAGGCCCGGGACACCAGTTGGCCGATCAGATGGTCGTCATCGGGAAGACTGATGGTCCCGGCCTTCAGCCGGCGCGCCAGGGTGAACAGCGCCTCGGTCGCCTTGTTGGCGTACTCGCGCGAGTCGCACGCGGTCCCGCCGAAGTTGAACGGGATGTAGCGCACCTTGGCTTCGTCGAGGATGTGGCGCACGCCCGCGCCCATGCCGCCCACGTCGAAGACGTAGGTGCAGTCCTCGTTCTTCCAGCACGCGAGGTGCTGCATGCGGATCGCGTAGCGCATGACCTGCGCGGGGTCCGTGTTGCGGAACGTCTTCTCTTCGACGATCGCCATGCCGTGCCGGCGGTAGATCACGCTCTCGTCCGAGCCGAACGCCGCGAGGTCGATGCCGAACGACTTGAGGCCCGGCGCCGCCAGAATCGACGGACCCTTCGGCCGCTTGCACGCCTGCTCCAGCAGGTTCAGGTCGAATGGCGACTTGGCGTTCATGTTCGGGAACTCGCCGAGCACGCGAGTCCGGTACACGTCGCTGTCGCGGCCGTACTGCTCCTCCAGGCGCTTGTTGCGCGCCGGATCGACGATATGGGGGTACTGCTCGGCAACCTTCTCGGCGTTGAAGACGTGGCACTTCCACAAGCCGCGCTTCGCCGTGAAGCAGCGGTGGAAGGCCGTCTTGGTCGCGGTCGGGTTGCCGATCGCCATGAAGAGGCAGTCTTCGTTCGACAGCGTGCCCTCGGCCGTCACGAAGATTTCGTCGGAGATGCCCTGCGCCTCGTCGAAGATGAAGGTCAGGCCCTTCTCGTGGTAGCCCGAGATGTTCGCCGACTTGGTCGCGGTGGCGATCTTCACTTCCCAGTCGCGGGTCTGTCCGAAGACGATGCGCGACTTGGTGACGTTGACGAACCGCTTGAGATACGGATGCGCCTTGTCGAGATGGCGCGCGCACTCCGCGAGGAATTGGTCACGGCACTGCCGCACTGACGGCGACGACAGAACCGTCATCGCCTTGTAGCCTCGGAGCGAGCGCCACATCGCGATGACTGCGGTGATCGCCGTCTTGCCCGGGCCTTGGCCGGATCGAATGGCGATGTGCGTGACGCCGGCCTGCACGTCCTTCAGGACTTCCATCTGGTAGTCCGTCGGCACGAAGTTGAGGCACTGGCAGAAGTAGAAGATGTCCGTGCGGATCCGCGCGTACATCTCCTCCCAGGTTTCAGTCTGGGTGGGCATACGTCACGACCAGCGCCTTGGCCGGCGCGGCGTAGAGCGCCAGCATCTCTCGCGACAGCGCGCCCGGGATGCCGTCGAAGTCGCTGATAATCAGCAGCGAGTTGCGACCGGGGGGAATCAAGGGTCGGCACTTGTCCTTGCCGCCGGCAATCCACCAGCGGAGTCCGCCTCGGCCGAGGAAGCGGGTCAGGACCGCGTTCTGGTTCACGGCGATCTCGCGTTGCACGCCGGTCGTCCCGCCCTTGAGGACGGTCGTCAGGTCCGTCAGCCAGTTCACGCGCGACTGACCGTAGGGGACCGCGATCACGACATCCTCTTCCGGCTCGGCGAGGAGGTGCCAGAGCGCGGCGGCGATCTCGATGCGGCGCGCCTCGGGCGACTTGAAGTGCGTCTTCGAGACGCCGACGTGGTGGCCGGCGGCGAGTTGGCGCAGTGCGACCTTGGACCGGACCAACAGCTTCATCCCGAGCGCGAGTTCGGCGAACTGCGCGGGCGACGTGGCGGGTTCGGTTGCCACGGCGGTCACTTTCGCAGGCCGATGAACGCCGCTGCGAGCCCGAGGATGGTCGCGATGCCGCTGCCGATCGAGACGAGCAGCTTGTACTTCGTCTCGACGCGGTCCACGCGGACGCGCAGGCCGGGCGTGTCGCCCTCGCCTACGATCTCGCGGTGTACTTCCCGCAACCACTTGTCGCGCATGGCGTCGCGCTCGCGGTCGTTCTTGCGCTCGATCTCCAGTGCCAGGACGCGCGACGGGAGGTCGTTCTTCTTGGGGCTCATGGGGCTGGCTCGACGGGTGGTTCCAGCAGCAGACGTTCCGGCGCAGGCGCGATCGACGCGCGCTTGACCGACCGAACCATCTCCGCAACGTCTTCGTCCTGCTGGTCGCCGCTGCTGATGAGTCCCTGGATCGAAGCCATGAGGCGCAGCAGGGCCGCCTCCGCTGGGACCTTGCCGTCGTCTCGCGCGCGCTCCAGGGCTTCCTGGAGGCGCATCATCATCAGGCCCTTGTCCGCCTCGGGGTCGGACATCGTGAGTCGCTTCGCCGACCGCTTGGCGAGGCCGATCAAGGTCGTGGCCTCGGCCTCGCCGTATCCCTCTTGCGTCAGTGTCGCACGAGCATCCAGTTCGGTTCGCGCGAGGAGAAGGCGCAGGACGCGGGCGGCTTCGATGTTCTCGAAGTCGGTGAAGTCGCTGGGCATCGGCCACGACAGCAAGGCCAGCGACGGATCGGTCAGGAGGACGAAGGCGGTATCGTCTTCGGCTCGGGCTCGAAGGCCGAGGCGCTTGCCGACCGTGTCGGCGATGGCGCAGAACTGCTCGACGACCTCGCCGGAAGGCGGCGGGTCGGAGGCGGTGGGAAGCAGCGCGATCGGCTGCCGGGAGATGCCGATGACGAGGGAGTCACGCACATCGACGTGCTTCGTCGGGAAGACCTGCCAGGGCTCGGTCCAGCCGGGGTCGGCCGAAGTGGCGTCGGCGAGGAACTCGTTCCCGCGCAACATCCCGCGCAGTCGAGCGATCTCGCGCACGAGCCGCCAACCGACGCGGCGACGGGCGGCGAACGTGCCGTCAAGCTGTTCCTCGGGGGACAGGAAGGCGCGCCGCCAGAAAACGACAAGGTCGTCCGCCGTGAAGAGGCGGCCGGCGGGTTCGTCCCGGAAGGCAGCAGCAAGTCCCATACCAGACATTGTAGCCCGGACGGGGCGGGGGCGCTAGTGGCCCAGGAGCATCCGGGCGACCCAGGCGATACCCGCGCCGGCCGCGATGCCGAGCAGGACGAACTCGAACACGTCAAGGCCCGGGCGGCGGCGGTAGACTCGGTGCTCCGGCGGCTGGTTCCGTTGCGGCTTTGAAGGCGACATAGAGAGATCCTTTCCCGTCAGTGACTCGACCACACTTCCGACAGAACACGGCGACGCCGTTCTCGGTCATCACGCCGAAGTCCATGTAGCCGCAGGGGCAGACGTAGCCGCCAGGATCGACGCTCATCGCCGGCCCGCCGTGCAGCCGGCCGCGCGGCACGGGCCGCCGAAGCCCTTGTGGAAGCCGGTGTCGAAGCAACCTTCGCACTGGACGATCTGCTGCTTCAGCTTCTTGATGTCGTCGAGCGGCAGGGTTCGGTCGCCGTGCCAGTCCGCGCCGAAGTTGACCTTGCCGGTGAAGGGCGGCATGTACATCGGGTAGGGCTGCGTCGCAGGACCGTAGGCTGCGGGGAGCGGCATGCCGGTGACGAGTGCGATGCCGTTGCGGGACACGTTGATGTCGCCGCCGTTGGGGATGACGGGGAAGCCGTTGTCCGATTCGAACAGCCACTCGTTGTTCTGGTCGATCTCGAACCGCTCCAGCGGCGGGCCGCTGACGTTCTTGAAGTACACGTCGGGCATGTCGATGCGGATGGTCGCGGAGGCGACATCGACGTAGTACCCGAGGCTGACCGGCCGGCTCGCGATGAACAGACCACCCGGGCCGACGAGCACGCACTCGAAGGGCTGCGTGAAGTCGAACAGCCCGGCCACGAGCGAGGCTCTGTTGATCTCTTCCTTCACGGCTGGAGCCTCACGGGCGAGTTCCACTTCTCGCTGGTCTTGTTGAACTTGCGCGCGACGATGGTCGCGAGATCGAGGCCCATGCTCGCGCCGAGGAGATCGACGCAGATCATCGCGTCGGCCAGTTCGTCGGCGAAGTGATCGAAGAGACGGGCGTACTCCTGCTCGCTTGCGTAGGCCATCTGTCCCATCATGTGACGCGGCGACGTGCGGCTGAAGAATGACCACGGCTGAATCCGCCGCATCTTCTTCAGGACGTTCAGCGCCTCGCCGACCTCACCCGCGAGGTTCACGGCCCATTCGGCCGGCGTTAGCACGTCGATGTCTTCGCCCGGTCGCGTGCTTGTGCGTGCGAGGTTCGCAACGCGGAGCCGCGTGAGGAAGTCCGGGATGCCGTCCGTGAGGAGGTCGCTCACCGGAGCACCAGTTCGCCCTTCGCGGGCGCGAGGGTGCTCGTGACGGCGGGCTCGACGGTCCACTGGCCGCCGACGGGCGCGGTGAGGAGGTAGCGGCCGGGCGACAGCCCGAAGCGCGCGCCGGCCTCGTTGGACGGGACGTGGAAGTAGAACTTGCGCGGCATCCCGGCCTTGATGGCCTTGTGCAGCGCGTATTCGAGGGCGTGGCGCACAGTGGACTCCTGGGGTTTCGGTCGCCCAGGATGATACTGCCTACTTCGTCGGAAGCAACCAGTAGGGAGGATCGAGGTGAAGGACTTTCTCGATCCAATCGTGCGCGATCGGCGCCGACGCGACCACGATCCCATTCAGGCCGCCGGGCGCCCCGAAGCTGAGCGTTAGGACGCCGAGGACCTCTCCGTTGTCGTCGAGCACCGGCGAGCCGCTGTTGCCGGGGTTGCCGAAGATCGCGAGGGTGAGGATATCCGGCTCGGAATCGCCCTCGGAGTCCGAAGGGAAGTCGCGCGTGCGCGGGTCGCCGACGTAGCCTTGCGTGATCGCGGCCGGCTGAACCCACGGGAAGCCGACGAGCCACACATGCTCACCGGCGCGCGGCGCCTCCGGCCGGAACTTGACGGCGGGCATCTTGCGGTCGGTCCAGAACTCGACGATGCCGAGGTCGGCGACCGGATGCTTCCACCGAGCCTGCGCCTTCCCGAGCGACGCGCCATGCCAGTCGTAGCCGTCGAACGGGCCGTCCATGAGGCAGTGACCGGCGGTCAAGATCAGCGTGCGGTACTTGTCGGCCGGCGTGACGCCATCGAGCACGCTCGGCTTCTCGGACGAGATCACGAAGCCGGAGCCGCCGTGCATCGTGGGCTCACCGAGTAGAACGACCGACTCCATCGTCTGCGTGAGCATCGGGTTGATCGTCGGCAGCGCGCGCTCGGTCGTGCAGGAGGACGGAATGAGCATCGCAAAGAGCGTGACCCACAGAAAGGCGGCGGACGCGAGGGCGGTCCAGAAGGCGACGCTTTCACGACGGGTCGGGCGCTGAAGCATGGGAATCTCCTACCTGTCCTTGTAGCTCAGGACAGGTCGATCTTCAAGGTGTACTCGAACTCCCCTTCGGCCACGACGATGGCGCCGTTGACCCCGTCGTCGAGGCTCAGTTGCCAGTGGTAGAAGCCGAGGAGGCTCGCCGAGTCCGTCGAGGTGATCGTCGAATCGACGATGCCGTCGGCGCCCTGCGTCATGTCCGAAGTCACGACAAGGACGTTGTCCTTGAAGTAGCCCATCTTGCCACGCACCGAGACGGCCAGTTTGCCGCTCATCGCGGCGACGTTCGCCGGCTGCTTGCCATTCTTGTCGAGCGACAGATCCTTCACGAGCACACGAATCGTGTGCTGGTCGCCCTGCACGAAGGTCTGCTTGGGGTTACGCTTCATTGGAGGGAGCCTTCCTGTTCAACGATCGGCTGGTAGGCGCCGTCGAAGTCGATGCGAGGCTGATACCAGCCGTCGAGCGCCACGATCGGCTCGTACTCGCCGGCCATGACGATCTGTGCGCGAATGTGGATCTTGAGCGTGGGGCCGAAGACCTGCGACGACGGTCCGATGAGCGGCGGCAGGATGATGGCACGAGCGGAGAAGTCGGGATCGTTGACGATCGACTCGGCGTCGATGAAGTCCGGGAAGACTGTCACCGAGCCGGGCACGATCGTCGGGTTGAAGACTTGAGTGCTGGAGATCAGGTTCGGCACGAGCGTCACCGGGCCGGTGGTGATGGCCGGCGAGTAGATGACGGTGCTGGAGATCAGGTCCGGCGTGACGAGCGTCGGCGCGATCGGCGGCACGATGTCGGGCTCGTAGACGACCCCCGTCGTGTCGAGGAAGTCGGGCTCGACGGTCTGCGGCGGCCCGATGAGGTACGGTTCGAAGACCACGCTGCCGGTGATGATGTCGTTCGGCACGACCGTGATCGTGGCGTGGATCGACGGGCTGTAGACCGTGTTGCCGGACGAGATGAACGTCGGTGTGACAACGACAGTGCCGAGCGAGATCGTCGGGCTGTAGACGGTCGCCGTCGAGCCGAGGAAGTTCGGCGCGACCGTGATCGTGGTCGAGATGGTCGGGCTGTAGACCGTGTCGCCGGCCGGGATGTAGTCCGGCGTGACCGCGACCGAGGACGAGTTGGTCGGATTGTAGACGACGGCCGTGGGGCCGAGGAAGTCGGGCGTGATGACCGTCGATTGCGCGATGGCCGGCTGGTAGACCGTGCTGCCCGACGCAATGAACGAGGGTGCGATCCGCTGCTGCCAGAACGGCTCGACCCCCAATTCGACAGCCGCCCCATCCGACATCGGGGAGTTGACGAACGACTGAGTGAGGATGCCGACGGCCATTTTACGTCTCGGTGAACATCGGCGAGATGCCGATGATGCCGGTGCCGGACAGGTTCGGGGTCACGACTGCCATGAGGCAGGCGTTGTCGAGAATTTCCTGGAGGTTCCCACCGTTGACGAACAGCGCATCGTAGACCGAGGGGTCTTCGAGCGCGTACATCGGGAGGTAGAGCAGCGGTCGGTAGAGGACGACCGCGAAGTCGCCGGCCGTGCCGGTGGAAGCCGACAGGGTCAGGTCCGCGATGGCCTTGAAGCCGCTCGACGCGCTGCTGCTGGAGTCCTGCGCCGCGAGCGCGAGTTCAAGCCAGTGACCCGCCTCACGGTCGCCGACCGCGCCGACCGGAACGGCCGTCGAGGTCTTCGCCGAGTTCGCTTCCGCGTCGGTGTAGGCCGCCGTCGCAGTGCGCGCCGTGGCGCCGATCGTCGTCGTGACCTCGATGGCCGCGCGCACGCCCTTGCCGTCGGTGTAGCGCGTGAGGCACACGGGAACCTGCCCCGTGACGGTGTGAACGCCGGACTGAGTGTCGCCGGTCGTGTTGATCGCCGAGCCCTTGAACGTCGCGCTGATCTCGAAGGCGCCGGTCGTGAAGCCGGCCGCGATGATGAAGTAGGTCGTGCCCGAGACGATGTGCGACGGCAGCGCGCCGGTCGTCGTGAACTTGACCTGCTGGTTGATTGAGAAGCCGTGCGACGCGAGCGTGATGACGGCCGGGGTCGCGATCGAGATGGTGGGCGTGCCGGTGTTCGTGTTCCCCATCACGGCCTGCGGGCTCGTGACGGTGCCGTCGAGCCCGCCCGCGTGGAGCAGGCGGTCCGCGATCATCAGCGTGCCGGCCGAGTTGTTCATCACGGACATGCGCGGGAGCCACATGGTCCCGCTGCCGCCGTTGGAGTGAAGGATGCCGCCGGCCGTCGTGTTGTCGGGCACGGCCACCGCAGCCGGCGAGGCGCCCGCGTTCGGGCCGACCTTCCAGAGCGACATCCGCTTGCCGCTGGTCGCGGCCAGGGTGCTCCAGAGCCAGGAAAACCGCTGCGTGGGCTTCGTCAGTTGGGTGACGTAGTCGGCGAGACTCGCGTAGGCGGCCATATTACGCCTCCACCATGCTCGCCATTCCCTCGACGTACCCGGGCACGTTCGAGTTCGTGAGGAGGATCAGTTGCAGACACGCATCGGTCAGGATCTCGACCGGCAGCGCGCCCTGCATCCAGTTCGTAATCGACATCATGCCCGCGAGGTTGGCCGGCGCGATGCAGAGCGGATGGCCGATCACGGCGCAGTAGTCGCCGCCGGTCCCGCTTGTCGCCGCCAGCTTGAAGTTCGTCATGTTCTTGACGCCGGTCCCGCCGACACCGGCCGACGGCACGAGTCCCGGGATGAAGACCTGCTGGGGCGTGTTGTAGTTGTTGGCGCCGATCTGGTGCTCGTAGGTCGTGACGCTCGCACTGTTCTCGTCGGTGTAGTCGAAGTGGAACGTCGTGTTCACGGGCGCGCCGGGCTGCGTGGTGATCTCCAGCCAGATCCAGTTGCCCTTGCCGCTCGTGTAGCGCGTGATCGTGCTCGCGACCGACTGGCTCGTCGTGCTGCTGGACGAGAGGCCGCCCTGCTCGGCGAGTCGGTCCACGAGGACCAGCGTGCCGGAGTCCACGAAGAGATGCGAGAACGACATCAACCAGTTCTGCCGGCCGCCGCCCGGATCGGCCTGCTTCAGCGAGCCCTGCTGCACATTCGTCGGATAGATGAGGGTCGTCGGCGTCGCCGCGTGCGACGGGAAGCCCTCGTACTGCCACATCGAGTGGATCGAGCCGGCTAGTGGCGTCGCCACCGCCGCGCCCGCGACACGGCCGGTCTTGGTGAACGGGATGTTCTGGCTCTTGGTCGAGTCGCTGGCGTTCGCGATGAGCGTGTCGAGGTTGGTGATTGCGCCCATGTTACGCCTCGACCATGTGGAGCGCGCCCATCAGGCAGGGGATCGTCGCGCTGCGTGCCAGGAAGGTGAGACAGAGCGCCGCGTCGGTGAGGATCTCGACCTCGCTTGGCTGGCCCTGCTCGAAGGTCTTGCGCGAGAGGATGGCGGTGTTGATGACCTCCATCTCGGCGATCGGATGGACGACCATCGCGTGAAACACGCCGGCGGTCGTCG